TAATTATAGTTATGGAGAAGCAGCAGCTGCAGATTTTCGAGATGGTGAAATGCTTCAAGTTCCTACAAAAACTAACGTTGAAGGTGTAGATATTGATGAATTAACAGCTCCTGCGGGACCAAGTCCTTTTTTAGGTAGTGCTGATTATCAAGGAGATCCTAATGCAATACAACGTTCACCTCAAAGTCTATTAAGTAAAGCTATAGAAGGAACAAAAAATGTTTTTGGTTCTATCAAAGATAATATACCTAACTTTGGTATTATGGGTTTACTTAATAGTTTAGATCGGTTTGATAGTTTACCAATAGAAGATAGACAATTTATCCTAGATCAAGCAGGAGGTAATCGGCCTAACAAAGATCCTTTTGGAATTAATATAAGAAGTGCTTTTGGAAATTATGCAGACTATGTAAGAAACAAAGGTATATTTGCTCCTGGTAAAAGAGGAGAATATTACAGATCTTTAAATATTCCTGGATTGGACACTGCTATGAAAGAAACTGTGGCTAGAGAGCAAAGAGCGAAAAGAGCTTATGAAAAACAAATTAGAGATGCTGCAGACGCTGCAGCAAGAGAGCAAGCTAGAATAAGATCTATCACAGCTGGTTATGGTGGTAGTGATGATAGTAGAGGAGCAACAGGACCAACAGCAGCAGGAGCTGGCATGGGTGTTGGTGGTGGATATGCTTCTGATTATGGATTCTTAAAAGATGGTGGTCTTGCTACAATGTTTACAAGGAAAAGATAATGGATATTAAATACAACGACGTTATTGGAGCTTTTGTTAATACAGCAAATGATGAACCTGTAACGCAAGCAGAATTATTGGCATGGGCTTCAGAAAACCCATTACCCATTGATGAACCTAAAAAGTCAAACCCAGCTTTAATGAACGAAGTTATTGAAAGTTTGACAGTCAAAGAAACACCTGATACTACTGAAGTAGGTGTTGAAACAATTACAGATAAAGGATAAAATATCTCATGGCTACAATAGATAAATCTTTGCCCAATCAAAAAACGACTGTAGAGCTTCCAGGAGAAGCGGAGATCGAAGAGGCAGTAAAAGAAAAAGTTGAAGAAGTACAAACCGAAGGTGGACCTGTTGAAATAGAAATGACAGAAGAAGGTGGAGCAGAAGTTTCTTTTGATCCAGCTGTTGCATCCGTTGAAGGTGGTGAAGATCATTTTGAAAATCTAGCAGAATTTATAGGTGATGATACTTTAGATGAATTAGGTTCAAAGCTTTACGATCAATACACAGAATACAAAGAATCAAGAGGAGACTGGGAACAGTCTTACAGAGAAGGTTTAGAATTATTAGGTTTCAAATACGAAAGACGAACAGAACCTTTCAGAGGTGCATCAGGTGTTAATCACCCTGTGCTCGCTGAAGCGGTTACACAATTTCAAGCACAAGCTTACAAAGAATTATTACCAGCAGATGGTCCTGTACGTGCACAAATTTTAGGTGATGTAAATCCACAAAAACAAGACCAAGCTAATCGAGTTAAAGATTTTATGAATTATCAAATCATGGATCAGATGAAAGAATATGAACCAGAGTTTGATCAAATGCTTTTCTATCTTCCCCTGTCCGGCTCTACTTTCAAGAAAGTTTATTATGACGATCTCTTGGGTAGAGCCGTATCCAAATTTGTACCGGCGGATGATTTAATTGTACCTTATTCCGCTACATCTTTAGATGATACAGATGCTATCATTCACGTTGTAAAAATTTCTGAAAACGATTTAAGAAAACAACAGGTTGCAGGATTTTATAGAGACATAGATTTAGGTAGACCACCAATAACTGAAAATCAATTAGAAGATAAAAAATTAGAATTAGAAGGTATTTCAAAAGATGGTCAAGAAGATCAATACACACTTTTAGAAGTACACACAGATTTAGATTTAGCAGGCTATGAAGATGAAGGTGAAGACGGAGAACCAACTGGAATTAAATTACCTTATATTGTAACGATCGCACAATCTAATAATAAAATTTTATCAATCAGAAGAAACTATCAACCTACTGATCCGATGAAGAAAAAAATTCAATACTTTGTACAATTTAAATTTTTACCTGGTACAGGTTTTTATGGCTTTGGTTTAATCCACATGATTGGTGGTTTAACAAGAACAGCAACAGCTGCGTTAAGACAATTACTTGATGCAGGAACTTTATCTAATTTACCAGCTGGATTTAAATCTAGAGGTATTAGAGTTAGAGATGATGCACAACCATTACAACCTGGTGAGTTTAGAGATGTAGATGCACCGGGTGGAAATATTAGAGATCAGTTTATGCCTTTACCTTTTAAAGGTCCTGATGCAACTTTATTATCTTTAATGGGTGTTGTGGTACAAGCAGGCCAACGATTCGCGTCTATCGCAGATGCACAAGTGGGTGACATGAATCAAAACGCGGCTGTCGGTACAACCGTAGCATTATTAGAACGTGGTTCAAGAGTAATGTCAGCCATACACAAAAGATTATACGTAGGATTAAAACAAGAATTTAAATTATTATCAGAAGTTTTTAAAACTTACTTACCACCGGTTTATCCATACGATGTACCTGGTGCAAGAAGAGAAGTTAAAGTTCAAGACTTCGACGATAGAATAGATATTTTACCTGTAGCAGATCCAAATATATTTTCTCAAACGCAGAGAATATCAATGGCTCAAACACAACTACAATTAGCCCAGTCTAACCCTCAAATACATAACCTGTACCAAGCGTACAGGTCTATGTATGATGCATTAGGTGTAAAAAATGTAAATGCAATTTTACCACCACCTCAAACACCACAACCATTAGATCCAAGTTTGGAACATATTCTTGCAATGAGCGGAAAACCTTTTCAAGCGTTTCCAGGACAAGATCACAAAGCACACATTGATGCGCATTTAAACTTTATGAGATTAAATATGGTGCAAAATAATCCAATCGCTATGAATGGATTACAAAAAAACATTTTAGAACACATTTCTTTAATGGCACAAGAGCAAGTTCAGTTAGAATTTGTACAAGAGATACAAGAATTACAACAATTAACTCAACAATTAGGTCCAATGATGCAGAATCCACAAGCGATGATGCAAAATCCTATGATGATGCAGTCACAACAACGTATTCAAAAAATTACAAGCGACATTGAAGCAAGAAAAGCTAAACTTATTGCAGAAATGACAGAAGATTATGCAAAAGAAGAAGAAAAAATCATGGGTGAATATGGAGGAGATCCATTATTAAGACTAAAAGGTAGAGAATTAGACCTTCGAGCACAAGAAAACCAAAGAAAAAAAGATGAAGGTCAAGAAAGATTGGATATAGACAAAATGAAAGCCATGATGAACAAGGAAATACAGGAAGATAAGCTAGAACAGAACGAACAACTGGCTGGTTTACGTGCTGGAGTCTCATTAGCAAAGCAACAAATGTCTGACGCTAGTAAAATTCATGATTTTGGTAGAAACTTCCCTAAAAAATAGTTATAATAAAACAATAAGGAGAACAATATGACTAAAGATTGGATGAAAGGTCAAGGTTACGTTAAAGCGCCTAAAATTGAAAAAGAATTAGGTGTTGGCAAGGACGGTTACCAACAAGGTGGCGTTCCTGTTGAAATGACTAACCCGGATGAATCTCAAGTGGTTGATGTTAAAGGTACTAGACGTATGAGACCTGACAAAAAACCAGTTAAAGCTACTTGGTACTAGTATGGCTTGGTTCAGTTTAGCAAAGATTGCTATGCAAGCTGGCGCAAAGATATATTCTAACCGTCAGAAAACTAAAATGGCTATGTCTGATGCACAATTAATGCATGCAGAAAAAATGGCTCGCGGTGAAGAATCTTACCAAGGCAAATTACTAGAAGCGAGACAAAATGATTACAAAGATGAATTTGTTCTCGTAATAATTTCGGCGCCCATCATTGTGTTGATGTGGGCGGTCATGTCGGACGATCCGGCGGCGATGGAAAAGGTAAAACTTTTCTTCGAATACTTTTCAACACTACCGTCATGGTTTACAAATTTGTGGATCCTTGTCGTGGCGAGTATATTTGGTATAAAGGG